AAAGTTGGAGCGAGGCTTATAGGGATTCGCTCCGTAAGGTCATGAACGAAAAAGCGGATGACATTGCAACGGGCTCCGCTCAAGATTTTCCAGATTACAGGTACCGAGTCGGCGTGATCGAGGGGCTGGCTTTAGCAGAGCGAGAATTCCTCGACATCATGGAACGAATCGAAAGGACAGAAGATGCCTAAAGCAAAGGGTAGTTATGCCTCAAAGAGAGGGGCACGAAACATCTCACGGTCTCGGAAGAAGAAGAAGGCTGTCACAAAGGGTAAGGAAAGAGAAGACCTTGCTGCATTTTACGCTGCGAGGAAAGAGTTGCAGGGTTCAACTATCAAAGCATCGCAGGCTGAACGTGAGAACTTGGTAGCTGGGGCCGTAGCTGGGGCCGCAGCCAAGCCCGTAGCCAAGCCCGTAGCCAAGCCTGCACCGCGACGCGCGCCGAGAAAGAGGACCCCGGGCGTAGAGGCAATCACTGTCGAGCAGTCGGCAAGTCCGACTGGCTACGCTCGTACGCCCGGCGTGAACATCACTCCGGTGAGGAATCGCATGGCGGTCGCTAAATCCAAGCGTATGGGTGATCCGCTCGATGCGTTTGGCGTCACAGGCGGTCTCACGGGGCCCGCACCCGTCCCGGCTGTACCTCCTCGACCCCGTCGGCCCAGAGGGGGCCATGCAGGCCGAATAGCCAGACAGAAAAATCGCATGTCTGGTGGCGGAACAGTGGGAGATGGTATCGCAATCAGAGGGAAGACAAAGGGACGTTTCGTTTAAGATTTTTCGCCCATTGTGGGCGCAGGGGAACGGTGACCCCCTTATGTCACTGCAACGAGGATGGACATGGCGTTAGCCGCAGTATCAAATGATCAGGAGGACTACAGGAAGATTCTGAAATCTGTTGGGGAAAAACTTCCGGACCCTAGAGGCTGGAGGATTCTCATCGCTCTACCAAAGATAGACGAGAAGACAGAGGGAGGAATCGTTAAACCTGTTGAGGTTCTCAACTACGAGACGATTGGCAGTGTTGTCGGTTTGGTTTTGAAGGTTGGGGATCTTGCATACAAGGACGCGAAGAAGTTCCCAACAGGGGCTTGGTGTGAACCCGGTGACTACATCCTGATGCGTTCCTACAGTGGAACGCGGATCAGTGTGAGGGGGCAAGAGTTCCGCTTGATCAACGATGACACGGTGGAAGCCGTTGTGTCCGATCCGAGAGGTGTGGTGAAAGTCGTATGAGTGGAGAACGTGTTCATGCAGAGGTATTGCTAAATGAGGAGTTGGTTTCAAATCCGTTGGGTTCCGAGCCTGAGGCCACGGACGAGACTGTTGAAATCGCAAAGAAGACTTCCGATCTGGATATCGAGGTAGTTGACGATAGGCCCGAGGGAGACCGGGTACCTCCTCGCCAGGACAATTCATCTTCGCACGACGAGGAACTTGAAAACGTTGGTGCCTCCGTAAAGAAGCGCATTAACAAGCTCAAGTATGAGTTCCATGAAGAACGAAGGAAGCGTGAAGAAAACGAGAGGCTTCAGAATGAAGCCGTCCGATACGCCCAGAACGTTCATAAGGAAAACCAAGAACTTCGGTCTCTTCTGAATCACGGAGAAAAACTTCTAATAGATGAAGTTAAGGCGCGTGCAGACGCTGATATCGAGTCGGCAAAGCATGGCTACAAAAAAGCTCTGGAAGAAGGAGATGCTGAAACAATCGTTGAAGCGCAGGCAGCACTTAACACTGCCTCGTATGACGCAAAGAGGGCGCTGGAATATGCCCCTGTTACCGCTCCAGAGAGCGCAATCAAACCGCCATCGGTTAAGCCCAGACCGAAGGCGAAAGCCGACCCAAAGGCGCAAGCATGGGCGGGGAACAATCCCTGGTTCAATTCAGACAGGGAGATGACCTCATTTGCATACGGTGTCCATGACACCTTGGTAGGTCAGGAGGGACTGAATCCTTCATCCGACGCTTATTACCGTCGCATTGATGAAAAGATGAGGGAAAGATTTCCTGAAAAATTCGGAGGGGAAGAGGTCACAGCGGAAGTACCGCAGGGTGACAGTCGTCAAACAGGGACCCCCCGAAGGCCATCGACGGTAGTTGCTCCAGCTACAAGAAGTAACGGAGCAGCACCTCGCAAAGTCCAACTGACGGCCACCCAAGTACGCCTCGCGAAACGGCTTGGAGTAACCCCTGAGCAGTACGCTCGGCAAGTCCTAGAACTGGAGAAAGCCAATGGCTGATTCAATCGACGAGATCGAAGAAGTCGAAGCAATCGAAGAAGCTCCGCAAAGCGGAGCGAATTCGGATCCGGAAGGGATCCTTCTGGAAGAGGACTCGCGCACACCGAGGAGTCTCGACTGTCGAGACGAATTGAAAAGACAAGAAGCATGGACTCCACTACCCCTCCTGCCTGTACCTGAGCCGCAAGACGGCTGGGTATTCCGGTGGGTTCGGGTTGCAATCCGAGATGAAGCGGATAACCGCAATATCTCGCAAAAACTGCGTGATGGATGGGAGCCGGTAAAACTCTCAGAGCATCCTAATCTGCATATCATTCCCGATGTCGATAGTCGATTTGAGGGAAATGCAGTGGTGGGTGGTCTGATGCTTTGCAAAAACATCGAGTCAAAGGTGAATGCGCGATCAGAGTATTACCGGGAACAATCCAGAGCCCAAATGGAATCCGTGGATTCTAACTATATGCGTGAGAGTGATGCGAGGATGCCGATGCTCCAGTCGGAGCGGAAGACTCGCGTCTCATTTGGCGACGGCTCTTAGGGGAAGGTCTCCTATTCGGGTTGTCGCCTGAATAACTTGGAGAAACAAGATGGCTTATGGTCTAAAGCCCTATAACGGGCTCTCCGGTGGTTATCAAAGTGGAGGCTTTAGCGAGTTTCCTATCGTCGATGCCGACGCTGATAACATTTTTTGCGGAGACTTCATGATGTGGCAGGACGATGGTTACGTTGGACGCCTTGGCGGCGCAACGGGCATCTCTCCGACCACAACCGATGACACCACGATTACTATTGGAGTAGCTGGTGGTTTTCGTTGGGTAGATACGAATGGCTCCCCTCAGTGGGGGAACATGTATTTGGGTAACGCTGGCAACACAAATGCTTTTGCTTTTGTCTATGACAATCCGCAGCAGCTTTTTGTGATTCAAGCCGATGGAGCCGGTGCAACAACTGCACAGTCGGATGTTGGACAGAATGCTCCGGCTATTAACTTTGCTGCTGCATCTGGTAATACAAATAGTGGGCTTTCCGGAATCCAACTTGATTCGTCTGCGGCAGCAGTTACGGCTGCTTTGGCGATGAGGATCGTTGGGATCGTTCAGGATGGTACCAATGAAAGCCGTTCCGGAACTGAAACATCTAACGTGATCGTAAAGATCCAGCAGAACGTTCATGCCTTCGGCACGGGTGTTGTTGTTGCACACGGGTAAGGAGGTAAATAATCATGGCTATTTCACGAGCACAAATGATGAAGGAACTCCTTCCCGGGCTGAATGCCCTTTTTGGGTTGGAGTACAAGCAGTACGAGAGCGAGGATACGGAAATCTACGAGACGGAATCTTCAGAGCGAGCCTTTGAAGAGGAAGTCCAGCTTTCTGGATTCGGACAAGCACCTGTGAAGGCAGAGGGGGCCGGTATCTCTTACGATACAGCCCAAGAGGCTTTCACGGCTCGTTACAACCATGAGACGATTGCGATGGGCTTCTCGGTTACCGAGGAAGCTATTGAGGATAACCTCTACGATTCGCTTTCGGCTCGCTACACCAAGGCCCTCGCACGAGGGATGGCGTACACCAAGCAGGTGAAGGCGGCTTTCCCGTTGAACAACGGGTTTAGTGCGTCTTTCCAGACTGGTGATGGCGTGAACCTGTTCAGCGCGTCGCATACCCGTGTTGACGGTGGCGTCAATGCCAATACACCTGCTATTCAGAACGATCTCAATGAGACCTCTCTGGAGCAGGCGGTTATTGACATTGCTGCGTTTGCGGATCAGCGGGGCCTGCTCATTGCAGCGCGCCCTCGTAAGCTGATCATTGCGCCTAACAACATGTTCGTTGCAACTCGCATCCTTGAGTCTGAACTCAGAGCGGGTACTGCGGACAACGACATCAATGCACTGAGGACGAATGGTTCGATCCCTGAG